TCTGTAGGTCAAGGTCGCTTTTGAGTCCTGCAAATACTTTGTCAAATTGATCAAACGAATCCTTTATAGCAGAAAACCGCTTTTCAATTCTATGCTTGTAAAATCCAATATCTGATTCGCTATTGGTCACCACATAATTTATTGCAGACAACTCATGTTCGGCTTGCCCGCGAATAACGTCAAGACTCATGCTCTCTAGCTGATTGCGATAAGCAATAATATTACTGAGTTTCATTCAAAACTAAACAAACTTGTAAATGTATTTTCTGTGTTGGTTGCTGACGCCAAATCCCAGTCCAACACACCTAGCAAGTTGTCAACTTTTTGGTCCACAACAGTTGCCTCCATTAATCCATCATCAAACGGCAGTTCAGTAAACCATGCAGGTAATCTTTGCTCATCTGTGGGATAACCAATGCTGGTCCACCCAAGTGCATTTGACTTGAGTTTGCACACAATGGTTTTCATGCCATCCACAATCTGCATTGAATAGTTGTCTGAATTCATCTTACGCATCTGATTCCAATTCATTGCGGCTCTAACGTGTCCGGGCATGTTGGCTTTGCCAAGTCGTGCTTCTTCTGCCGCATACTTGGTCAAGTTGTTCACACGCTTGGGACTACCTTTCTCCCAACCCGGACGTTCCATAAACTCATACTTGAATTCACGAATACGTGCCACAATGGAATCTCTGTCAGCGCCGTGCAATGTACTATTTAGAATTTCCAACAAGAAGTCCTGAATTACTTTGGGCGTATCACTACGCTTCAAGTCCAGACCCATGGCCTTGGTCTTGCCCTTCTTGCCTTCTACGTCTAATCGTTTGCCTTCCAAGTCAATAATGTTCACAGCATAACGTTTCTTGGTGATAAACAATCCACGATCTGCCACAAGCTCTCGACCGGCTGCAATCAACGCACCCATCTCTCTTGGACAATGAAATGCCTGTTCCATAAATCCTGGAAAGCTGGCATTAACTTGTTCAGCAATTGAGTCATACAAGGCAATGGCAATGTCTTTTGACCACGCCATGCGGCCTTCTTCTACTTCTTTCTTTAACACAGGCCAAGCTGTAAAGTAGCAAGAGTCTGTGTCACCATAGATGATGGCCTCGCCTGTGTGATCATACTTGCCTGTGATGCATTCATTGATGTATGCATCCATGTGCCGAGCAATGGCACGACCTGTAAGTGTGGTACTCTGCCCAATCCTGTGATCAAAGAATCTACAACCTGGATTCAAAATAGCGCCATACAACGAGTTCAAGTTAATCTTCTTGACCAACTGTCGCTTGTCCCAGAATGCTTCTTCTTTTTTGTCCTTGGCTGTTTTCTTTTTGGCCTGCAGTTCTTTACGTTCCGAATACCAGCGTTCCAACAAACCTGGGATAATCCCCTTCTTCTCGTATGTAAGAATAGTGCCGTTGGCGCTCATGATCCAGGGCTGATTGCTATCAAACATGATAGTCCAAATCTCTGCTGCCGAGTGTGTGCTTTCTGTGCCGTCTTGCCAGTCAATAGTGATCTCTGTACCACGTTGCTGTTCCATCACAGCAGTATATTCCAAACTGCCAAACAAGCCTTCCCACGCAGCCGCAAAACTTGCACCCTTGGCCATCTTTTCTTTGATGTAGTGGTCAGTCATGATGGGACGCAGTTGTCCTACCACAGTCTCTGGTCCCATGTTCATGGCACGAATAGCAGATGGATACAGACTGTTAATGTCAACTGATCCAATCCAGTCATGCAATCCTTTTTTAGGATACGCAACATAAGCACCTGCGGCCTGTGTATCATCATCTGTTAGGCGTTGCTTGCGATTAGGCACAACCATGCCACGTTCGTGAGCTTCATTGATAATAGCCTGTTCAGTCACTGCCACAGCACCCATTGTGGTTTGTAGCAATACTGTGTTGGCGTGTGCAAGTTCACTGGCCAAGCTCAAAAACTGTAGTTTGCGATCCAGTTTGTGCACCAGCAAAGTATCTTGGCGGTTGTATTCAATAAACTTTTTAAAGTGTTGATTGTACAGCTGATCCAAGGTACCTTCAAACTGCGTCTTGCGCTCATTGAGCTCATACTCACCAATAGCATCCAAGCTGTATGAATGGCGTTCTTCATATGTGTACTTGCGATACAATTGCATATAGTCCATATGCACTCGACCAATCAAGTCATATGTTTGGCTCTCACTACCAAAACGTTCAAACATACGCATCTTGGGCAATTGCCCCCACAAGCAGAACTTGCGTGTGTCGTCTTTGCTGAGCACACGAGTACATCTGTTGATGGTGTAGGGAATATCATAGCCCTCTGAGTTCCAACCCGTCAATACATCTGCATCATCGATGATGTCAAGGAATGTTTTGATCATGTCCTCTTCTCGATCAAACAACAAAGTATTGTCAAAGTCTTTAACCAACTCTTGCGCAGTCTCCCATGTCAGTCCCTTGGGTGGCACTGCTAGTGTAATCAACTGACCTAACCAATCCAGGTAAACTGAAATAGCAGTGATGGGATTGAATGGATCTTCAACTGGACTGAATCCACGGTCCTTGTCAAAGTCCACTTCAATGTCGAAAAATGCTGTGTGCAGTTCTGGAGCGTCTTGGTCTTTGTAGTTTTCTTCTAAACAACGAAAGATGGGATTGATGTCACTCTCGTACAATTGCTTGCCTGAGTGCATCCTAACTTCCTTGCGGAACTCTTTGTTGTTGCGTGTTGAAAAACGACTTACAGGTGTTCCATAAATGCTTTGGAACTTGCCCCTGGGATCGTCGTAGTAAAAGATGTAGTTGGCAGGATACTCTTGGTATTTTCTCACGCCATCGCGGCGTTCTACAACATGAATGCGATCGTGTTCACGATCAAAAAGTGCGTCAATATAACTCATAGTCTCCGTTTGTGGCCGGTAAGCCGTGATTCATGCTCGTTACGTGAGCGACTCGCTGTTGAGACAGATATTTATAGAGTTTTACCAACGGTCTCAAGAATTGTTTCCAGGGTCTCGTGGTCTTGTTTCTCTTTGCCAAACTCAGCCTTGTGAGCCAACTTGATGGCTTTCTTCAAAATAGCAGGTTTGACCTCAAGTTCCTCTGCCACTGCTTTGATAGTGTCATTGAGGCCGCCTTGAAGCGTATCAATCTCGTGCATGACTTGCATGCCCTCGTTGATGATTTGTGTGAGTTTGAGCTTTTGCTCGCCATTGAAAGATTTGGGTTGTGACATAAAATACTCCTTGTAATCTATTGTATACTTGTTCTAGAGCAAAGTCAAATATTGTTTGGCTCAATATCACCGAATAAATATTTGCATGCCAAAATTCTATGTCGAAATCAACAACGAAGTTGATTTCTATATCAATCTCTATGACCATGAAGTTGCTGAACGATTCTATCAAGCCCATGTTGATGTAAAACAAAACCATCCTGACTGGGCACAAGCCCGTCTTCAAGACTATAATCGATTCAACATTGCGTACTTTAAAGAACTGATTGCACAGGCACAAGCACAAAACATTGTGAATTGGGCACACTATGAATTTTCTGCAGGCGCTGAACACTATGCTGCCAATCAAGTAGTATTCAATCAAATGCACAGAGATGTTGAAGTGTGTGCTGGCATTAACCAATATGCCGGTCTTGAAGATGACCAGCGACTGTTAGTTGACGAACTGCATTGGTGCTTGCATAGTTTAGAATCTCCAAACGCACCCAAAGACTATAAGTTTTCTCCTAGAGACATTGTGCAGTTTACTTACAGGGGCGAACTTGTACGACCAGAAATGCCCAAAAGTACTGTGTTTAAAAAACAACTATTGCCTGGAGAGATCATGCTGGATTATCCTTATGTGGGCAAAGAACCGTTGTATTGCATCATGCACGATGACAACGACATGTTAGAACAGGCTTGTAAAATTATCGAACACATCAGTTACAGTTGGAAGCTACATTTGTCTCCAAGAACAGCAACACAGTGGGCAGGCGGACCACGCTGGCCCAAAGACGTTGATGCCGCACTCACTGCCTGGTACTATCAGTATCAGGATCAACTAGATAACATGGGATACGGTCTTGACCTTATCTTAGCCAGGTCCGGCTTTTGTCCTGTAGGCATCATTGACAATGTTACCAAACTTGATTATGTAAGAAACTCTCCAGTTATCAAACTCACCAATTACGAATTAATATCATGAAAAAAGACTTCCCTGAAATTGCAGTTGTCATGTACAACAATCTTCCTGCAAGGTGTCACGAGGTTGAACAGAATCTCTGCGACTTTACCAAATTTAAAATCAATGGACAGCACAATCTCCATACTTACGAAACTAAAAACATCACAGAGATGCTGACCACTTTGGCAGTCACACACCGATGGGCTGTGGTAATTGCTGCCGGCAATATTCTACAAAGTCAAAAATTAATCATGGACAGTGTTGAGTATGCTAAAAAAGAAAATTCGCCATTGAGTTGCCACATCTTGGATCGCGGCGGCTACTTTCATCTGCATCCACAATACTTTACCATTGATCTTGATGTATATCGATCACTTGGGTTTCCTGCGTTTGAAGAAACATCTGGACCGGTTGAAATTGCTACCAACGTTACTGAACGTAGTACAGATAATGTGCATGATGACTACACTCCATGGTGGTTGCATCCAGGACCTGAAACAAAAAACTACACCAGCGATCAAGGATACTTTGGTATCAATGTTATTGCCAGCATGATACGTGCAGGACACAACATTGTTAATATTCCGCGCGAATTACGTCAAAGAAAAAACTACTGTTATCCTGAACATCAGTTGCCGGAAATAAAAAAGATGATTGCTGATCCGTCGTATGTTCCAGTCAATGACAATGGACCAATTTGGTGGTTCGCGCATGACTTACGCATGATAACTCAAGGACTAGACAAAGGTTATTATGTAATGAACACAGAACCTTTGTACTTGAACGATCCCAAACTTAATGATCAACAATTTGATTGTTTTGTAGGAGTGGCCAGTGGTGTTAAACCTGCTTGCCTAATAGGTAAGTTAAAATTTGTAGACAACTCTCGCATAGTGTTGGTAGACATCAGTCCTGCGGCTTTAAAATGGCAACGTCATCTATTGAAAACCTGGGACGGCGATTTTCACACATTTGAATCAGTGTTTAGAGCGTTTGAACACACAAATCCTGATTTGATCCCTATCTATTTTAGAGATCAGTCATTTGAAAATCTGTTCATTTGGTTTTTTGAAAATGTACAAATGGATGCTGACGAGTTTCAACAGTGTTGGAAAAGGTATCAAAGCATGCAGGTGGAATTTGTAGAACTAAATCTATTAGAAACTTCAAGCATGCAGTATGTGGTAGATGTTATTAACCAACACCAACACGGTGCGTATGTGTGGTCAAGTAATTTATTCCACATGGATTATCTGAGTTTTTATCGCACTGATCGCTGGGCTCGAGACAAGCTACTGGAATTTGTTGGAAAACTACGCCAAGAAACTAACATACCAGTGGCATCTGAGTTTCTTTGTTTTCTTGAGTTTTATAACTGTTGACCAATAGTGGAGCCAGCAGGTGCAT